ATCAAGCTCGCAGTGTAGAATCCAGTGCGGGTGCCTTGGGCAAAAGTTTTGAACTAGGTGCCAATGCTGCAGAATTACTTTATGATGCCCAAGGATTGAAAAACGCTAAAATTAAAATTATTGGCGACCCTGCTTGGATTGCACAAGGTAGTTTTTTCCGTCCGGTGACTCAAGAAACATTTGGTGGCAAGGCCCTGACGTCTGGTTTCATGCCTGACGGATCGGTGGCGTTTGACAATCAAGAAATTCTGTTTGAAATAGTGTGGCAAAGACCAGAAGACTATGATCTTGGCACTGGTATGGCTGATCCTTACAGTCAAACACAAAAGAAATATAATGCCCGAGTAGCTCTGCAGAGCAGAGTGTACATTGCCACCAAAGTCACAAGTGAATTTAGATCTGGCAGATTTGAACAGACCCTCGAAGGCAAACTTTATACTTTTTTGAAATCTGATGCCAGCAATGCCGCTGACCCTTCAGTGGCTGCATTGGCCACCAACGCAGCCGGCAGTGATGCTGGTAGAAGCAAGCCAACCCAGGCCACTGTGAGAGGAATAGACAATGCCATAGCCGCCCGTGCAAATGCCGAAGCTGCAACCGCGGCGGCACAAAAAGCAAGATCTGATTTTGCAAAAACTGATCCACGACGTCTTGACACAGGTGACGGCGGCACACGTGCCATACTAGGCGCACAAGGTGCCTACAAGGAAGCAAAGTTTACTGAAAACGCCGGCGGCGCTGCATTTGGTAATCCAAATTTGGCTAGACAAGGCATTACCAGTCGCTTTATTAGAAACCAGCCGCCGCCGGAGCCGCCCACAGATGGAACCGGGCAGACAGTGACATCTACAAATGTGGCGGCCACAAATATTCCACCAAAATTACCTGAAGCCAACCCACAGGTCACACCGGGCCAAGCATCAGCCGCACTGAACGCTCAGCGAGTAGCAGATCTTAAAGCAAGAGCTACCGGTACTGCACCAAAGTACAGACCAGGGCAACCAATTGCCACAGACGGAGGTTAATCAATGGCAGAGAACGTAGAACGCAGTCGAGGTCGGCCCAGTAACTATAAACTGGATCGTGGAGGAGTACCCGCAGAATTTGGACCATTCACAGGAGTGGTCATGAGTACTACAGATCCCACACGGTCGGGCCGTCTGCGTGTGTACATTGATGCGTTTAGTTCAGGAGCTGACATTGGTTCTATGGACAACGAAACTACCTGGACCACTGTGAGTTACATGCCGTCATTCTATGGCTATACCCCAATGAGTCAAACACAAGGAGCCACAGAAGGTCTTGGTGCTTACCCTGGTAACCCTACTAGTTATGGCATGTGGTTCACACCTCCTGACGTGGGAGTAAAAGTAATTTGTATATTTGTCAATGGTGATCGTAGTCAAGGCTTCTACATTGGCGTGATACCAGAACAAGGCCTGGGACACATGGTACCTGCTGTTGGCTCAGTACCAGTGTCGCGAGCAGATATACAGAATCAAAACCAAGAAACTTATTTTGCCAATGCTGCCAGATTGCCAGTCACAGAAATAAATGTAAACAACGAAGGTGTTTTTAACGATCCAAGGTTTTATGATCAGACCAAACCTGTGCAGGGATATCTTGCGCAGGCCTTGTTGCAACAAGGATTGATTAATGATCTAGAACGAGGTACTATTCAAAGTTCAAGTCAGAGAGAAACTCCCAGCGCAGTATTTGGCATCAGTACGCCAGGCACAGCCATTTATCAGGGTGGTATGAAACCCAATGACATCAGAGCCAAACTCAATTCGGGTGAAGTCAAATCTAGTGATGCTAGAGTAATTGGTCGGGTAGGTGGACACAGTCTGGTCATGGACGACGGCGATCTAGATGGAAACAATGGTATGTTACGTTTGAGAACCAGTCTTGGCCATCAAATTACCATGAGCGATACCGGAAACTTCTTTTACATTGTACATGCCAATGGACAAACTTGGTTGGAGTTTGGAGTTGAAGGAACTGTAGATGTGTATGCCACAAACTCGGTAAATGTACGCACCAAGGGTGATATTAATTTTCACGCCGACAGAGATATCAATATGTTTGCTGGCCGCTATTTAAAAATGAAAAGCAAAGAAGACATGCAGATAGAGTCAGGAACGTTTTTGGCCATGCAAGCACAGGAAGATATTACTTTATACAGCAAATCTACAATTGGAGTCAAATCTGACGGAACATTGACATTGAACAGTGCATCAGGCTCCTGGGGCGCAGGATCTGCATTAGCACTACAAGCAGGTGGTATTGATCTCAACGGGCCTGCAGCAGGTCGAGTGACCACACCACAACCCTTGACCAAAACACTATTAGACGACACTGAATGGGATACCAGCAAGGGCTGGATAGTCAAAACTCAAGGGCTTGAAAGTATTGTGAATCGAGCACCCACACATGAACCGTATCCTTATCACAACAAGGGTGTGGACGTTGAGATTGCGTTTGAAGAAGGCAAGCCAAGCCCACCACCTGGCGCAGTGCCAGTTCCAGCGGGCGTAGAAATACAGGCAAAATAACATGGCTGAATTTACATTTAATCTTGATCAACTCAAAGCCAGTGTTGGTAAAACTCAAACTAAGTTTGAAACCTCCCTGTATTCCAAAACAAAAGATGAAGATTTAATCTACACCGGTGATGATTACATAGTATGGGATAGAACCAACGCTGAACGCTTGCGCCGAGGACTGCCTAGTTTAACCCAACTTGGTTATCCACGCCCACCCGAAGATACCACAGGGACAGCAACTGACACACCAGCTACAGGATCAGCGCCCACAAACACTGACGGCTCTGCAAAAACATTTGCCATCAAAGGTCCACCAGGACTCACACGTGAGCAGGCATTTGCAATATTTAAGAAACAAGCTGACACTGGTAGTTTAGTAGGATTCAAACCAGGAGAAACATTAAGTGCCGCAACACAAGCTGCGGACGGTTTGGCAGGAGCACAAGCCTTGGTGGCACAAGCCCAGTCAGGTGTAACTGGCAGCCTTAACGTGGGAAGTTTTACATCCAGTCTATCGGCATCTGGTGTAGATCTGGCCACTGGACGCATACCATCAGTTGACGCGGCATTTGCTCGCGGCGGCGTCAATGGCGGAGCTGGTGCGTTTAATAGTGTGCTAGGCAGTGTGGCCAGTGGGCTTGGAGCCTCGGGCGGAGCACTCAGTGGATCACTTGCCGGTATTGCTCCTGGGTTAACAGCAGCAGTTGGGCCAGCAGTAACTTCAGTGACACGTTCCTTAGGCGGCACAGCAGGATCAAGCCAGTTAGGAGCCGCGTTAGTAGGTGCCGCAGGAATACAAGGGTCAGTTGCAGTAACGTCTATACAAACAATCAATAAAACAATTAGTGGATCAACAGTTACCAGTCCCATCAACACCGCAGACTTTACTAAAATTGCTGGCGGCATTAACCCCGCAGGTGCCCTGGCTGGATTAGGGCCTATGAGCGTGCCTGAAGTCAACGGAGTGTTGGCGCAGGCTAAAAATCTAGTTAACCAAGCCGGTTCAGTGTTGAGCAATACCAAAGGACTTGGATCATTTGGACTTGATGCTGGTCAACTGGAAACTGCTGGTTATGTAAAACCCGGTACAAGAGCATTGTTGGCTGCAGGCACAAACGTGTTTGCTGATGTAATTAAAAGCCCTGCGGTATGGACCGGTAAAGACGGAATCAAAAGCGCCGCAGACCTGTTAAAGAACATGCCTAAACAAAGTCAAATTCAACAGGATCTCATGGCCAAGGGCGTGGCAGGCCTTGCTGCTGTGGGTGTTCCAGTAAAAAACTTGTCAAGCCAAGGACTTGCTGGTATGGCATTGAACGCTGCCAAAGACCTGCCCAGCGCCGAAGCATTTGCAAAAGGTTTGCCTATTCCTGGAGATGCCACAGGTTCAGTACAAGCTGCATTCTCAAGTGCAGTGCGTGACGGTGCATTTGCTGTGAACTTGGTACAGACCAAAATTCCTGCTGAATTCAAACAAGAAGACATACCAGTACCAGCGGCCAACACCGTGAATCGTGCCACTCTAGATGCCGCTAGCACACGAGTTATCGGCAACGACAAAGTTCCAACGCCCAATTACGGACCAACTGAAACCAAAATAGAAAATCAAGCTGATGCGGAAGACTATGCTGACAAAGCGTTAATTTATATAAATCAGTATCTTAATCCTGCTGGCCGAGCCCTGTTCCAAATTGATGCCAAATTGTCTGCGTTGGAAAATCAACAAACAATTTCTCCAGCAACATTTTCTGCAATAGATAGCGAATATCAACAGGTTCGAACAACTTTTAACAGTAGTGCTCGTGTTGAGGCTGGTGTACAGTACCTTGAAGCATTCAATAAATTGACACAGATTCAAAGAGGAAACGTAAATCAATTGCCCACAGGTCCAAAAAATGTTCAAGCAAAACAAGCTCTGCTTATAGATAATTCAAGTAAAATTCGACAAAGACTGAACAAGCTGGAGTTGAAGATTGAAGGGCGCGGAGAGGGTGAATAACCCTCAATAAATACAACATGGCACAAAGATTCATTGGATTCAACACACAAAATCAGTTTAAAAAATTCACATTAACGGATTTTGAACTGGTCAAACGAGATCTGCTGAATGCGTTTAATATTCGGCAGGGACAACTGCCTGGACGCCCGGGATACGGCACGGTGCTGTGGGACTACTTGTTTGAACCACAACTGGAAGAATTACAACAGGCCATTGAAAGAGAAATTCAGCGTGTGGCCGGCGGAGACCCCAGAATCTACATCAGCGACATACAAACTTTCCCCCAGAACAATGGTATTTTGATACAGATAGAACTAACTGTGGTGCCCAGCACTGATGCTGAACGCTTGAGTATTTTCTTTGATCTACAACAACGCAATGCCACCTATGTATAACTGAGCCGTTTTTATTGCCCATAAATAAAGTACTGAGGCACTAATAACATGGCAACCACCACAAGACAAACCGCAATATTTGGAGTTGAAGACTGGAAACAGATCTATCAAACCTATCGCGAAGCTGACTTCCAGAGTTATGATTTTGAAACTTTGCGCAAGAGCTTTATTGACTATTTGCGGTTGTACTATCCTGAAACATTCAACGACTTTATTGAATCTTCAGAATACATTGCCTTGCTGGATGTTATGGCATTTATGGGCCAAGCACTGGCATTTCGCTCCGATCTAAACACACGTGAAAACTACATGGACACGGCCGAGCGTCGTGACTCAGTGGTTCGCTTGGCCAACTTGGTCAGCTACACTGCCAAACGCAACACAGCCGCACAGGGCTTGCTTAAAGTTTTTTCAATAACCACAACAGAAAACGTAATTGACTATCAAGGCGTTAACTTGAGCAACGTCACTGTGAACTGGGCTGATCCTACCAACCCCGATTGGCAAGAGCAGTTCACTACCATTATCAATGCCAGCCTGGTCAACACTCAACGAGTGGGTCGCCCTGGAAACCGGCAGACTATCCTGGGCGTAAGAACAGACGAATATGGTATCAACTTGGTACCTGGCTATTTGCCCATTGTGCCTTACACAGCCACAGTGGACGGTGTGACCATGCCGTTTGAGGCCATGACATCCACATCAGTGGGCGCAGATTTTCTATATGAGCCAAGCCCACGAGCCAACGCACCATTCAATGTGTTGTTCCGCAATGACCAACTGGGCTTTCAGTCAGCCAACACTGGCTACTTCTTTATGTTCAAGCAAGGTGTGCTACAGAATCAAGATTTTAACTTGGCTGAAAAAGTCAGCAATCGCACAGTAAACATCAACATTGAAGGCGTCAACAACGAAGATCGTTGGTTGTACCAGTTGGACAACCTAGGCAATATCAATCGCGAATGGGAATACACAGAAAACATCTATGCCGCGGCAGCTGAACAAATTGGTACCACTCTGCGCCCTATCTACACAGTGACATCACGCACCAATGATCAAATCACCATGGTGTTTGGTGACGGCGTGTTCTCAGAAATTCCAGTGGGCACATTCCGTGCCTATGTTCGTGCATCAAACGGATTGCAATACATTATCAATCCTGAAGAAATGCAGAGTGTGACTATCCCCATCAGTTACATCAGTCGCAACGGCAATCTTGAGACTATCACATTCACTTGCGGTATCACAAGACCTGTGAGCAATAGCCAGGCACGTGAAACCATTGACCAAATCAAACAACGTGCGCCTGCACAGTACTACACTCAAAACCGCATGGTCAACGGCGAAGACTACAACCTCTTCCCGTACACACAATACAATTCAATTGTAAAATCAAAGGCCTTGAATCGTGCGTCAATTGGTACCAGTCGCTATCTTGACCTTGTGGACAACACCGGCAAATATTCCAGCACCAACAGTTTTGGTGCCGATGGCGGATTGTGGGAACAAAACATCCTGCCCACTATTCTGTTTTCTTATACCAATCGAAATGAAATAGCGGATGTGGTTGCCAATCAGGTACAACCCGGCCTGGCTGAAACTACCATGAAGCAGTTTTACTATGCTAATTTTCCAAGGGTAACTGAATCCAATTTGCCCACATATGGTGGTACTACCTGGGTACCCGGTGCTACCTGGAATCAGAGTACCACCTTGGCCAATGAAACCACAGGTTATTTTAGAAATGCAGTGACATCTGCAACTTGGCCTAATGGTACTCCAATCCCAGTGGGATTTACAACCACTACCAACTTCAAATATGTTTCTGTAGGTAGTTTGATAAAATTTGTGCCACCTGCTGGCTACTACTTTGATGCCAACAATAAACTCAAGCCTGGTACACCCAGCCGCGCAGACGAAACACTGGAAATTTGGGCCAGTCCGTTGAGCATACAAGGCACAGGATACAACAATGGACTAGGAAATCTTTCTTCAGGTGCAGGCCCTATAACCTTGAATAATTTTATACCAACTGGAGCTCTAGTTGATACTATTATTCCACTGTTTGTGTCAGACTTGCCACTGGCGTTGGAACAGTCCATGGCTGAACAAATTTTGCTCAATCGTAATTTTGGTATTGGCTATGACAGCAACGGTGATATCACTGGTGTACCCTATTCCTGGTACTTGATAACCAGTACTAACCTAGCGGCCGACAGCACATGGAGTCAAGCCAATGCAGGATCCACATCGGGCACAAATCAAGATGCATCATGGTTGATTCAGTTTGTGGTGCAAAATCAAAACTACACAATCACTTTCCGTGGCTTGGCCTATTACTTTGGTTCAGTGCTGAGCACACGCTTTTTCTTCTATGATGGATCGCAAATTTATGATTCACGAACCGGCACAGTGATCAAGGACTATATCAATGTTCTGGCAGTAAACACTAGACCTGATTCTACAGATCATTTGTCTGGAGACATTGTCATGACTATTACTGGACAACCAGTTGAGTCTGACGGCTATGTGGACGATTTCCAAGTGTTGGTGAGTTATCGTGACAGTGACAATGATGGCGTGCCTGACAATCCAGATTTCTTCAATGAGATTGTTGCGCCTTCTGTGGATCCCACACAAAAGTACATATACCTACAAAAAACTGTGGACTTTGACAACCTACAACGTTACCTGTTGGTAGCCCAGGGTGAGGTTGTGAGTGACTACGCCACTCTAGATGATATTGAGTTGGTCAAGACTGAGTGGACTCCAGGACAAGTGTTCTATGCTTACACAGACGAAGCGTTCTATCAATTGAGTGTGGGTGCCACAGGGCTACGAACCTTGATTGATGTCAGCAACGAATGGATTGCCAAGACAGGTCGTCAAAATTTGTACTTTCAGTATCGTCACAATGCACCATTGACTACCCGCATCGATCCAGGTACCACCAATATTATTGATCTATATGTGGTTACTTTGGCATATTATACAGCATATCAAAACTGGATTCAAGATACAACAGGTACAGTGATTGAACCTGACGTGCCCAGCCTTGACGAATTAACAACCACTTACCAAGGCCTACAGAACTATAAAATGTTGAGCGATAATATTATTTTGAATAGTGTTGTATTCAAACCTTTGTTTGGACAAAAAGCAGCAGCAGAATTACGTGCTACCATCAAGGTCATCAGAGCCAGTGGCTCAACGGCTAGCACAAGTGAAATAAAAAGTGCTGTGATTGCCGCAATGAACACATACTTCAGTATTGATAAATGGAACTTTGGCGACACTTTTTACTTCTCAGAACTTGCGGCCTATCTACATAGTAATTTAGGTAGTATCATTAGTTCAGTGGTTTTGGTACCGTTGAACTCACAAAAATATTTTGGTGATCTGTACGAAATACGTTCAGAACCAAATGAGATATTTGCCAACGGTGCTACTATCAATAACATTGAAGTGATCGAAGCATTGACCAGTACCAACTTGCGTACTGCCCCAGGTAGTGGAGTAATTTAATGGCAACAGTTCGTAGTGTAGATTTTCTTCCTGAAATTTTTCAGACTGATGCCAATAAGCAGTTTTTAAGAGCCACATTGGATCAGCTGATCCAAGAGCCTAACTTTAGAAAAACACAAGGATTCATTGGTCGCTCAGTGGGACCAGGCGTTGACCCCAACGACAAGTACGTGGTTGAACCTACAGCCACCAGAGCCAACTATCAATTAGAACCAGGTGTGGTCAGTCTTATACCTGAAACCAGTCAGATTCGAGATGCAATCACTTATCCAGGACTGAACGACGCCATTGGATTCCAAGGAGGCAATGCCACTCGTCCAGATCGATTATATTCAAGCGAATATTACACTTGGGATCCGTTTGTAGATTTTGATGCGTTTGTAAACTTCTCACAATATTTTTGGGTGCCTGGCGGTCCTGACACTGTGGACGTGGCTGCAACTGGAGTATCCACGTCAGACAATTTTGTAGTCACTCGTGCCAATGGAGTTTATACTTTTTCTGGCATCAACGGCGACAACCCTATCATTGAACTGGTACGTGGCGGCAACTACACTTTTCAAGTGGCTCAGAACGAAACAGAAACTGTAAACTATCGAGTGAGAAATTCAGGCACGTCAGCCTATGTGATTGATTTCCAAAACAACCCTAGTCTTACATTGGCTCGCGGCAACACTTATGTGTTTAATTTAACCTTAGATGGGGTGTTTCCGTTTTGGATCAAGACTCAACCCACTACTGGTACTGGAGAAACATACACTCAAGGAGTTAGTCGTAATGGTGCTGTTACCGGCCTAGTAACATTCACAGTGCCCCAAGATGCACCTGACACCTTGTACTATGCCGCACAAAATCAAGCCGGCATGCAAGGCACATTGAATATTGTGAATGGTACACCAGGAACAGGACCAGGATTCTGGATACAGACAACTCCTGGAGTGTCAGGCACAATCACTGCCACTCCCAACATATCCAGTAGAGACGTACTAGGTGTGACCAACAACGGTGAAGATTTAGGCACAATAGTTTTTAATGTACCGGCCAAGGATGCACAGAGTTTTTACTACAACTTGACCAGTATTGGCACAGTTGATTTGGTAACAGACATGCAGTTTGCACAGATCAACAATCAGCCAGTCAGCGAATTTATCAGTCAGTACAATGGTATTGACGGAATAACAAATCTTGATGGTCGTACTTTAATTTTTACCAACCCCATTGAAGATACTGAAGCAGGCGGCTGGTATCGTACCAGTTTCTTTGATCCGCTCATAGATGATGCATCCAACGTGGGCGTGGCCGGTAGCTATGACAGTGTGCCGTATGATTATACCATTGATATCGCGCCCAACCAACGCTATCAAAAGTATCAAATTAGCTACGTGAATATTGCAGGTATTGTGTACCTACAAGTGAACAAAATAGCTGACATTGCACCGTTGGAAAAATTTACCATTGGTTATGGTCAAACCTACAGCAACACTCAATGGTACAAGGATGCCACTGGCGAATTCCAGCGTATTCCTTTGTTGTCCGCAATACAGGATACCTTGTATTATCAAGATGGAACAGATCCAGAAATCTTTGGACGCATCAAGTTAATAGAACAGACACAAACCAACATTATCTATGTGGATGAAATTCTGGGACGCCAAACCTACACCAGTCCCAATGGAGTGACATTTAGCAATGGACTGAGAGTTCGTTTCACAGGTGATGTGTTCCCCGCTAGTTATGGATCTGGTTCATCTTTGTTTCAATATACTGCAACTGAGGCTGGCACAAACTACATTACCTATAACGATTCTACTGATTTATATGTGGGGCAACAGGTGGTGTTCTCTTCACCAGCCTTGGGAGGTCTCAATGCAGGACAGACCTATTATGTGAGATCAATTGCGGCCAACGGTCTCAAATTCACAGTGAGTGCGGTAGAAGGCGGTCCTGCTGTGGTGTTGTCAAACGCCACAGGAGTGGTCACAGCCACAGCAATTAGCAGTAGAGAATACTACGTGAGTGGAGTAGGTACTGCAATTGAACTATTACCTACTGTGAATTATGTTGTGCCTGAGCTGTACGTGGAAGACGCAGATGATAGTACAATATCCACAGAACCAAATCAACCAGATTACCTAACCATTGATCGTGCCAGCAAAGATTTAAATGCCTGGACTAGAAGTAATCGTTGGTTTCACATTGATGTTATCAATGCCACGGCTGCGTACAACAACACCACTGCGGTACTAGACAACAACTACCGCGCCAAACGACCCATTGTGCAGTTTCGACCTGGCATGCGCCTGTGGAACATGGGCACATCGGGCAAAGCACCAGTTGATATCATTGACTTTGAAGAGACAGATGCGTTTTCCAACATTGAAGGATCTACTAGTTACACCACTGATGGTTACACCTTTGTAGAAGGCACAAGGGTTATTTTTGCAGCAGATGAAGATACTTCAGTGCGCAACAGAATTTATATTGTGAGCTTTGTTACCCCAGATACTGTTGCACCCTTGATAGCACAACCTATTATTACTCTTACTCAAGCCAGTGACGGAGTGATTTTACTAGATCAATCCACAGTGTGTATTAGTGGCACCAGTACCGCGGGGAAAACGTTTTGGTACGACGGAATTGAATGGACAGAAGCCCAGCAAAAAACTTCAGTACAACAGGCTCCGTTGTTCAATATCTACAATCCTGATGGTGTGAGTTTTGGAGATGGTACACAATATCAATCAACCACATTTGCAGGATCAAAGTTGTTTAGTTACGGAGTAAGTGACACAACTATTCTTGATCCAGTACTACAGTTTCCTCTCAAGTATTTGAACATCAACAACGTTGGTGACATTGTGTTTGACAACAACTTGTATGTTGACACATTCTTGTATGTGGTTGACAACGTTAGTATCACATCAGACATTAGTTCTGGTTCTGTGAGAGAATATGCCAACCGCACCGATTATCAAAAGTTAATAGGCTGGCAAAAAGCCGCAGTAGATCAACAACTTTATCAGCAGTTTAAATTTTCATACACAGGTGCCACACTTAAACTAGATGTGGCAGCATTGTCTCAGACATCTATTGCTACACCAGTGATCAAAATATATGTGGGAAGTGTTTTTATAGATCCTGGTTCATACACCTATACCACCACTGCTGACAGCACGGTTATAACTTTACTTGACACTTATGCTCTAACAGATATTGTGGAAGTGCTAGTGCTAAGTGATCAAACCAGTAAAGTTGCATTTTATCAAGTACCTGACAACTTGCAAAGCAACCCGTTGAACTCAAATTCACAAGCGTTTACATTGGGAACTATTCGCACTCATTACCAAAGTATCTGTGAAAATCTACAGACTCTTCAAGGACCAGTAAACGGCGCCAACAACACCCGAGATCTTGGCAACATAGTTCCTTACGGTCTGGTTATCTTACAACAAAGTAGTCCACTAACTCTGGCTGGCTACTTCATGCGCAGTACTGATTACAATATTTTTGCATCAATGCAATACAACAGTCGCGAGTACATCAAATTTAAAGCACAGATGTTGGATTCAGTACTGACACAAAACATTGGATTCGAAACCACAGCACAAGTGCTTGATACTGCTATACAAAATGTAACATTGGGCAAATTAGATACTCAACCATTTTATTGGAGTGACATGATACCTGCTGGCATTACCTATGCCAGCACCAGCTATACTGTGAGTTTTATCACCACCAATGTATTTGATACTGTACAGGTGTATGATTTTAATACTCAAAATTATCTTGGTCTTTTGGTATACCTCAATGATCAACAGTTGACTCGAGATGTAGATTACACTGTGGCCACCGACGGTCCGCGTATCACTATATTGACTCCACTGGCAGTGGGAGATGTGCTACTGGTCAATGAGTACAACGCCACTTATGGGAATTTTGTACCCAACACACCTACCAAACTAGGACTGTATCCTTCTTGGAAACCAGCGTTGATAACTCAGGTTACCAGTAATGGCAACGCATCATTTATACTGGGTCATGACGGCAGTACCACTCCTGTGTTTGGTGACATTCGTGATGCAGTATTACTAGAATTTGAAACACGTATCTACAATAACTTGAAACTGGACGACAACCCAGTTCCACTTACCATTGACGATGTGTTGCCTGGACAGTTCCGTGACACAGGATACACGTTTGAAGAAATCAACACCATCTTTAGCAGTGACTTCTTGTCCTACTGTGGATGGAACAAACTGGACTACAATCAGCAAAATTATCTAGCCAACAATGAATTTACCTACAACTACAGTAGCAGTAACAATCGTCTCAACGACCAACCACTGCTGGGAGCCTGGCGTGGAATTTATCGATATTTCTATGACACAGAACAACCCAGTTTGACCCCATGGCAAATGTTGGGATTGACCAAAGAACCTGACTGGTGGCAAGATCGTTATGGTCCAGCTCCTTATACTTCTGACAACTTGGTATTATGGGATGACCTAGAAGCCGGTCTGGTAGCCGACCCTGTAGCACCATACACAGTGCCAAAATATACACGACCAGGATTGACTTCAGTAATTCCCACTGACAGCGAAGGCACGTTATTAAGTCCGCTTGACTGTGTGGTAGGTGTTACTCCGTTGAACGCTAACCTCACTGGTAAATTTTCCAAGAGTTGGGCACTGGGAGATGGCGGCCCAGTTGAAGCATCTTGGTACAACAGTTCGTCATACCCGTTCTCTGTGATGCATGTGTTGGCAGTCACACGTCCTGCAAAGTTTTTTGCTTTGTTTGCCGACCGTGACAGATATCGCTACAATCTTGATTATGATCAATATCTATTGGATGATCGTTATCGTTTAGACGCCAACGGTGTTGAAGTTTACGGCAATGGAGTTAGTAAGGCCAGTTATATCAACTGGATAGTGGATTACAATCGCCAGACTGGTATTGATTCAACTGACCTATTGACCGCAGATCTACAGAATCTGGATGTGCGCCTGTGCTATCGTATGGCATCATTCTCTGACAAACAATACATCAAATTGTTTACAGAAAAATCCAGCCCTAACTCAACCAATACTGCTTTAATGATTCCGGATCAAAGTTATGACATTTTGTTGTACAAGAATCAACCTTTTGATCAGGTGAGATACAGTAGTGTAGCCATACAAAAAGTTTCCAATGGCTATGCTGTTTTTGGATTCGGTAATCAACAGCCTTACTTTAACATATTACAAAGTCAGGCAGTGGGACGACTTGCTACCTACAGTTCAGGTGGTATCACTGTGCGTATTCCCACTTTCTACACCAACACTGTGGTGCAGGTTCCTTACGGATTTGTATTCAGTAACGAAACTGCGGTGTGCGATTTCTTGGCCAGTTACGGCCAACTGTTGAGCACACAAGGCCTAACTTTTACCAACACTGCCAATGGCTATGTGTTGGATTGGCCACGCATGATTAATGAATTCTTGTACTGGAGCCAACAAGGCTGGGGTACAGATGCAATTATAAATCTAAACCCCTTGGCCGCTAGACTAGAAATTTCTAGACCTCTAGCTGTGGTTGACAGCATCAACACCGAAACTACAGAGAACCTGTTGTTGAATCAAAATTCACAAGAGATTCCACCACGAGCACTCAACATAGTAAGACTGGGCAACAATTTCAGTATTGAACCGTTGAACCTAGACGCCATCAGTTACATTGACATGCGGTTTACCAACTACGAACACATGATTGTGTTGAACAACCAAAGTGTGTTTGGAGACCTAATTTATGATCCCACAACAGGCGCAAGACAAAGTAGATTGAGCATGGTAGCCATGACCACTGCTGACTGGAACGGATCAGTTGACGCACCTGGATTTATCTTGAATCAAAACAACGTTCAAGAGTGGACTGGCCTAAAAACCTACAGCAAGGGCGAGATTGTCAAGTACAAAAATGTATACTGGTCAGCACTGACTATTGTACAGCCTACTGACAAGTTTGATTTCAATGTGTGGACTCAAAGTGATTACACCCAGATTGAATTGGGTCTCTTGCCCAACTTGGCCAACAAAGCTGATCAACTGGCCAACAGTTACAACATCAACGCGGCAAACATTGAATCAGACAATGATTTGTTGGCATATGGCCTGATAGGATTCAAGCCTAGACAATACATGGCAGCATTGAACCTTGACGATGTTAGTCAGGTAAACGTATACAGACAATTCTTGGATACCAAAGGCACTTTACTGGCCACAGAGCTGTTCAAACAGGCCAACCTTGGTAAAGAATCTGCTGACTACGACATCTACGAAAACTGGGCGGTGCAACGTGCGGTGTACGGCGCCAATGCCAACCGCAGTTATTTCGAACTGCGACTTGATCGTGCCTTGCTGAGTAGTAATCCCAGCTTGGTTCAAGTCATACAACCGCAACAGGTTAGTGAAGCTGATCAAACCATTTTCCTCAGTGACGTGTGGCGCCAAAGTTTTGCATTGACATCAACTGACATTTTGCCAGTGACCACTGAATTACCAACTGATGTAGCATTGCCCACTGCTGGTTATGTAAATCTTGACGACGCCGATATCACAGTATTTGACATTGAAAATGCTGCCAGTCTTGCCGCCAATATTGATGCCATTCAAGTGGGCACTAGTGTATGGGTGGCCAAGATTAACAGTTACGATTGGAACATATACCGTGCTCAAGCAGTACCGGGAGTGATTCAACACGTTTGTGATAACCTAGATGGCACCAGCCGAGTGATCTTCTCAACCAATCATGGCTTGGTAGCAGGTGCCAAATTGATTATCAAATTCTTTGATCCTGAAATTAATGGTGTGTATCAGGTGTTGAGTGTGCCAAATTTGACCACAGTAAACATTGCGTTTAATTTCAGTGGCGATCGCGTGGTGGCCAATGGCACAGGTCTAGGATTTACCTTACAAACCATGCGTGTGGCCCAGGCCAGCGATGTGATCAATTTGCCATATGCCAACAATATTTTACCAGGCGCCAAAGTTTGGGTAGACAACAACGGCTCCGGCTTATGGGAAGTTTTACAAAAGAACAGTGTATTTTCTGATATCATTTCATTAAATCCTGTGTTGTTGGATGCAGGCGAACAGTATGGTGCCAGTGTGGCACAAGCCCGTAATAGACTGGCTACGTTGATAGGCAGTCCTCGATATGGATTTGGCTCTGGCACAGAGTACGGCGCAATTTACGTGTACGTTAAGAGTTATGGAGACCAGTACATACCAGTCAGTCCTATTGGAACCAACGATTCAATATTGACCGTGACAACCACTGGTGTAAGAGGCCTGGGTAATTCTGCTGATTTTGGAAATCAAACCTGGGCCGTGGCCGGAGCTAGTGCCAGTCAAGGTACTGCAAGTCTAGCCAATGTAGGCTATGCATTTGTAATTTTCCGTGATCCTCTCCTTGGAGAACCTGGCAGTATTCCTTATACCACCTGGCAACTGTTGACCCCGCCCACAGCTCCGGATCGTGCTGTGGCAGGAGAAATGGGCTACTCAGTAGCACTCAGCCAAGATGAACGTTGGATGTATGTGAGTGCACCTGGCGCAAATCAGGTACATGCGTATGGCCAAGTTGACTGGCAACAACAAGTGTTGAAAGTGTTTGCTGATGGTACAACCAAGTCTTGGGACATCAACAATTCAATTCAAATTGACAACATATATCAATTAAAGGTCAGTCTAAACAGACAAGTGCAGACTGTGGGAGTGGATTACACCATTACCAATCTCAACACAGTGGCCTTCAACAACACTCCAGGATTGTTTAATGCCACTGCTATCGTACCTGGAACAGAATATACTATCTTAAGCGTAGGGACCACTGATTTTGTTTCAATAGGCGCAGCGTCAAATACAGTGGGAGTGACCTTTACTGCTACAGGTACAGGTACAGGTACAGGCACTGTGTTGGAAGAAACCCTAATTGAATTTGCAAGATACAACAGTTATCAAATTCCATACACTGCGGTAACACAAGACTTGGCAGATGGTCTAGACGCCAATGGTCGTAGACTGGGCTTAGCCACAGTAGAATCTAATAACATTTATTCGTTCAGCATCAAACTCAACGGCAATCTATTACGACCCAATCTTGATTATACCCTTACTGGAACTACGGTAACATTTTTGATATCATTTATCAGTGCAGATATTTTGGTAGTGTCTGCCAAAGAATATTTTACCTATGTGTATACCATCGATTCTAGTGACGTCACAGGCGGACTCACTGCTGGAGATAGATTTGGACACAGTGTATGTTGTACCACAGACGGACGTCAGGTACTGATTGGTACACCATACAAGGCCATGGCAAATGCCATTGACACAGTGAGCAGTACAGGGGTAGCTGTGGCAGGCACAGCGGCCTACAGTAATCTCAGTCAGTCCAGCACATCAGGAGCAGGATTTGGTGCTAAATTTGATGTGAGCCGCAGTGGCCAATCATATGTAGTCACAGTGATACGTGGCGGTCAAGACTATGCAGTCAATGATACAGTGACTATTCCAGGCACATCTTTGGGTGGTACTAGCGTAAATGATTTGACCATAACAGTTAACTCAGTTGAAACTTTTACAGAAGCTGGATCAACTTATGTGTTTGATCGCAGTGTTCAGAAATTTGTGTATGGCACAGACGGTAGCACAGTTGATTTCACCGTGCTTGGATCAGTAACTGGACCAGTCAGTGTGTTACTGAACGGTCAGTTTTTGATCAACCAACAAAACAGTGTGAATGACGGTCCGGGACTGTTCAACACATTCACTGTGAATGGCAATGTTGTTACCATAAACGCTGACATGGTCATAGGTGACATAATTGAAATAGAAACCAATCAGTTCCGCCAGGTTCAAGAAATTGATCAAAACATCATAGCTGAGTTTTCAAACTTTGGTCAGGCCACAGATATCTGCAGCAACAATTGTAGTCTGTATGTGGGTGAGCCACAAAGTAGTCAACAAGTTTTCAAAGGAGGCGTGGTTGAGCGTTTTGTTAATCAAAGTCGCGTGTATGGTACTATCACCAGCACAGTGCCTATGGCCAATCTTGTTACTGGTGATACTATTCGTGTCAACGACACAGATGTGTATGTTCCTGCAACTTGGTCAAATATATCAACGTATGATAAGAGTACAGTTGTTTATTATTACAACAACAACACAA